AATCCGGAAAGTGGGAAAAACCAAACAACATCCTCAACAACTGGAGAGTCACAAAAACAACCTTAAGATTAGGTAGTAGAGTAGTAGGTAAATGTATGATGGGTAGCACCTCTAATTCTTTAGATAAAGGTGGTAATAACTTTAAAAAATTATACAGAGACTCTGATGTAACTAAAAGAAATAAAAATGGGCAAACTAATTCTGGTCTTTACAGTCTTTTTATTCCTATGGAATGGAATTACGAAGGGTTTATTGATGAGTACGGTCAACCAGTATTTGACCAACCTGATAAAGAACTTAAAGGACCTTATGGGGATTACATAGATGCGGGTATATTGGATCATTGGCAAAATGAAGTTGATGGTTTAAGAAATGATCCTGATGCATTAAATGAGTTTTACAGGCAGTTTCCTAGAACAGAAGAACATGCTTTTAGAGATGAAACAAAAAATAGTATATTTAACTTAACAAAAATATACGAGCAGATAGATTATAATGAAGGTATTAATAATAATTCAGCTATAACAACTGGTAATTTTCAATGGGTAAATGGTATTAAAGATTCAAATGTAATATTTTATCCAGATATTAAAGGTAGATTTAATATCAGCTGGGTACCACCAGCTCATCTGCAAAATAAAGTAATACAAACTAGTAACGGTAAAAAACCAGGTAATGAACATATCGGTGCTTTTGGATGTGATAGTTATGATATATCTGGTACTGTTGACGGTCAAGGTTCTAAAGGAGCTTTACACGGATTAACAAAGTTTTCAATGGAAGAAGCACCAACTACTAGTTTCTTTTTAGAATATTTAGCTCGACCTCAAACTGCAGAAATATTTTTTGAAGATGTATTAATGGCATTAGTTTTTTATGGTATGCCTGTTCTTGCAGAAAATAATAAACCTAGACTTTTGTATTATTTAAGGCGTAGGGGTTATAGAGGTTATTCTATGAATAGACCAGATAAAGTTTGGAACAAATTATCAACAACAGAAAAAGAAATAGGTGGTATACCAAACTCTAGTGAAGACATGAAGCAAGCACACGCTGCTGCTATTGAAATGTACATACAAAATAATGTTGGTTTAAAAAGTGATGGTAGTTATGGTAGTATGTATTTTAACAAAACATTAAATGATTGGTCAAAATTTGACATAAATAATAGAACAAAATTTGATGCATCTATAAGTAGTGGTTTAGCTGTTATGGCTTGCAATAGAAATTTATATGCACCAAACATACAAAAAGAAAAAAGAAAAATAAATATTGGATTTGCTAGATATAAAAATGAAGGCATGTCATCTAAAATAATAACAGAACAATATGGCTGATTCTATTAAAAATTATTTTCCTAGCCAAGTAGCTAGTGATCTTGAAAAAATAAGTCCAGAATATGGACTTAAGGTTGCTAGAGCTATAGAAACTGAGTGGTTTTATGGTGATAGTGGTAATCACAGGTATAGAACTAATTATAATAATTATCACAAACTAAGACTTTATGCTAGAGGTGAACAGTCTATACAAAAATACAAAGATGAGTTATCTATAAATGGTGATTTATCTTACCTTAATTTAGACTGGAAACCAGTACCTATTATACCTAAATTTGTAGATATAGTTGTTAATGGTATTTCTGAAAGAACTTATGACATAAAAGCTTTTTCTCAAGATCCAAATGGAATAAGTAAAAGAACTGACTACATGGAAGGTATTTTATCTGACATGAGACTTAAAAACTTTGACAGTTTTTTTAAAGAAAATTTTAATGTAAGCCTTGCATCAACGCCAGAAGAAGAATTACCAGATTCTAAAGAAGAGCTTGAGCTTCATATGCAATTAACATACAAGCAAGCTATTGAAATAGCAGAAGAACAAGCTTTAAATGTTTTGTTTGAAAAAAACAAATATGAATTAACTAAAAAAAGATTTTTTTATGATTTAACAGTATTAGGTATAGGCTGTGTTAAAAATACATTTAATAAATCTGAAGGAATAAAGGTAGAATATGTTGATCCAATAAACTTAGTTTATTCATATACAGAGTCACCATACTTTGAAGATATATATTATGTTGGTGAAATAAAAACAGTACCAATAAATGAATTAAAAAAAGAGTTTCCAAATCTTACTAATGAAGATTTAAAAGAAATACAAAACTATTCAACTACAGTAAAAACTCGTAGTAGTAGGTATCAGTATGATCAAAAAGATAACAATCAAATAGATGTTTTATATTTTAATTATAAAACATATATGAATGAAGTTTATAAAATAAAAACTACAGGTACTGGTGCTAATAAAGCAATAGTTAAAGATGATAACTTTAATCCACCATCTGAAGTATCAGATGAAAACTTTGAAAAAGTTTCTAGATCATTAGAAGTATTATACGAAGGTGTTATGGCTTTAGGTAGCAGTAAGCTATTAAAATGGCAGATGGCTGAAAATATGATGAGACCAAAAAGTGATAATACTAAAGTTAAAATGAATTACAGTATTGTTGCTCCTAGAGTTTATCAAGGTAGAGTTGAATCTTTAGTTAGTAGAATAACTGGTTTTGCTGATATGATTCAGCTAACTCATTTGAAACTACAACAAGTAATGTCAAGGATGATACCAGATGGTGTTTATTTAGATGCTGATGGTATAGCTGAAGTTGATCTTGGTAATGGAACAAACTATAATCCACAAGAAGCATTAAATATGTTTTTTCAAACTGGTAGTATTATAGGTAGATCACTTACTTCAGATGGAGATCTTAATCCTGGAAAAGTACCTATACAAGAAATAGCCAGCGGTAGTGGTGGAGCTAAAATGCAAACACTAATACAAACTTACAATTATTACTTACAAATGATAAGAGATGTTACTGGCTTAAACGAAGCAAGAGATGGTAGCACTCCTGATAAAAATTCTTTAGTAGGTCTTCAAAAAATAGCTGCAGCTAATTCTAATACAGCAACTAGACATATATTACAATCAGGTTTATTTTTAACAGCTGAAACAGCTGAGTGTTTATCATTAAGAATATCAGATGTAATAGAATATTCTCCTACAAAAGAAGCTTTTATACAAAGTATAGGTGTGCATAATGTAGCTACACTAGAAGAAATGTCTAATTTGCACATGCATGATTTTGGTATATTTATTGAATTAAAGCCTGATGAAGAAGAAAAAGCAATGCTTGAAAATAATATTCAAGTAGCTGTTCAACAAAAAACTATAGATCTTGAAGATGCTATTGATATAAGAGAAATAAATAATATTAAATTAGCTAATCAAGTTTTAAAATTAAGAAGAAAAAAGAAACAACAAAGAGATCAGTTAGTTGCTCAACAGAATATACAAGCTCAAGCTCAAGCCAATGCTGCACAACAATCAGCAGCAGCAGAATCAGAAGTACAAAAACAACAAGCTTTAGTTCAAGTAGATAGTCAATTAGAACAACTTAAAGCACAGTTAGAATCACAAAAAATGCAACAAGAAATTGCTGCTAAAAAAGAATTAATGCAACTAGAGTTTCAAATGAACCTACAACTAAAGCAACTTGAAGTTCAATCATTTAAAAGTAGAGAAAAAGAAAAAGAAGATCGTAAAGATGAAAGAACTAAAATTCAAGCAACTCAACAATCAGAGTTAATTGATCAAAGAAAAAAGGATAAACCACCTAAAAACTTTGAGTCAGCAGGTAATGATATATTAAGTGGTAATTTTAACTTAGGTGTTTTTGATCCTAGATAAATAAAACATAAATAAAACAAAAACAAAATGAGTATACATTTCGGAACAGGTTATGACTTCGGGCAAAACGGATCTATATTTACAGATACAAATACAAAAGTAGAGCCACCAGATGATCGTAAAATAATTGCAATACAATTCTTGGCAGATACAACATTTAGTGAACTTTCACCTACTAATGGTACAGCTGGTATTTGTGTTGGTGAAGCAGCTAATGAAAAAGGTGCAGGTTCAACAGCCACACCTAATGGAACAGGTGCTGCTGGAGGTCAGATTATAGATTCATCTAATGTATTTCCAAAAGGTCTTACAATATTTGGAAGATGGGATAGCTTTACAATAGCTACAGACGCTGATGGTGGTGTAATCGCTTACTTAGGATACTAATGCCAGGGTTAGGATTAAGTATAGAATTATCTTCTATGGTTGGTGGTGGTACAACTGCTTCAGCAATAGAAGATTATGTTTGGGATGTTGTTAGTGGTGATTTAACACCTAGAGACGGTATTGCTTATGACTTTAGTGATGCGTGGGATGTAACTAGTACAGAGCTAACACCCGCGGTATCACCTAAAGAAGAAGGTTATTGGAATGTAGATGGTAATGGAGATTTAACACCAAAATAGAAAATATAAAATAAAAAAAATTATGGCAACAAAAAATATAGTACCTAACGACAATGGAGAAGGTGGAATTGGTGTAACAGGAAAGCGTTGGAATACAGCGTTTATAAATACTATAACTGGTAATCTTACAGGTAATGTTACAGGTAACGTATCTGGAACAGCAGCTACAGTAACTGGCGCAGCACAAAGTAATATTACATCATTAGGAACACTTACGACATTAACAGTAGATAATGTTATAATAAACGGTGCAACAATAGGTCATACAAGTGACACTGACTTATTAACTCTAGCAGATCAATCATTAACTGTTGCAGGTACGGTAACTTCAAATGGTGCACTTAAAACTGGAACTGGAACTGCTACTGCAAATTCTTTAGGTGATGATTTTGTTATTGATCCGGGTGTTGCTTCAGTAGGTATGTCTATTATATCTACAAATGCTTCAGATACAAGCACTGGTTTAAGTTTTATTGCACTTGGAGATTCAGCTAATACAGCTATTTCTAGTGTAAGTTATGATCACAGTGATAATTCATTTAGTATAATTTCTAACAATGGTTCTGCATTAAGTATAAATTCTAGTAGAGTAGTTTCAGGTGATCTTAATGACACATCTGATGTTGCACTAAAAAAAGATATTGTAAGTTTAGGTGACAGCATTGAAATAATGAAACAATTAAATCCAGTATCTTTTTATTGGAAAGATTCAGTTAAAGATAATACTAAAAATATTGGCTTTGTGGCTCAAGAAGTTGAAACTATATTGCCTGAAGTTGTTTTTGGAGAAAACTATTCTGTTAATGAATATGGTCATGTAAGTGCTAAATCGGTAAACACTACAGGTATTTTAGCTTTATTAACTAAAGCAGTGCAAGAGCAACAAGTTATTATAGAAGACCTTAAATCTAGAATAGAAACTTTAGAAGGATAATAAAAAAATAAATCAATTTTTTTTAATTTATATTATATTATATCATGGAAGAAAAAACAATAGAAGAAGTAGTGGTGGATAAAAACGAATCTACTACTACTACACAGGAAAAACCTGTTGAAGAAAAATTACAAGTTAAAAAGAAGAGGGGTAGACCTTCAATGAAAAAACAATCAGATGATAATGTTATAAAAGTTGACTTATCAAAACCACCAATAAAAAAAGAAGAAGATGCCGTTCAAGAGCAAAGCACAGATGAGGTTTCTGTACGCGACGAACCCGAAGCTAGCGAAGAAGTTCTCGAGGAAAACAAGCAAGACACAGATGAAAAACCTACCGAACAAAAAGAAGAAGAAAAGGTAGAAGAACAACCTGTACTTGAAGAAATAAAAGACGAAGAAGAAAAACAAGTTCAAGAAAAAACAGAAGAGTTAACTGAAGAAGTTAAAGAAGCTGTAGAAGAACAAAAAGAAACTGGAGTTGAATTACCTGAAAATATACAAAAGGTAGTTGACTTTATGAAAGAAACTGGAGGAAGTCTAGAAGATTATGTTAGGCTAAATCGAGATTACAGTAAGCTAGATGATAATTCATTATTATTAGATTACTATAAACAAACAAAGCCTCATTTATCAAGCGATGAAATAAATTTTCTAATTGAAGATACTTTTCTTTATGATGAAGACGTTGATGATGAAAGAGATATTAAAAGAAAAAAACTAGCATTTAAAGAGCAAGTTGCCAATGCTAGAAGCCACTTAGACGGGCAAAAGTCTAGATACTATAAAGAAATCAAAATGGGTTCTAAGTTAGCACCTGAGCAACAAAAAGCTATTGATTTTTTTAATCGTTATAATAAAGAGACTGAAAAGTCTCAAAAATTAGCAGAAAAACAAAAATCTTTATTTGATAAAAAAACTAATGAAGTTTTTTCTAACACGTTCAAAGGTTTTGAATATAATGTTGGAGATAAAAAATATAGATTTAATATTAAAGAAGCTGATAAAGTAAAGCAAACTCAAAGCGACATTAATAATTTTATTAGAAAGTTTCTAAATGAAAATAATGAAATGTCAGACGCTAAGGGTTATCATAAATCTTTATTTACAGCAATGAACTCTGATGCTATAGCTAAACATTTTTATGAACAAGGTAAAGCTGATGCTATCAAGGATAGTGTTTCTAAATCTAAAAACATAAACATGGACTCTAGATCATCTCATACTGAAGTTGATGCTGAAGGTTTAAAAGTTAGAGTATTAGGTGATGATTCTGCTAGTTTTAAATTTAAACTTAAAAACAATAAATAAATTTAAAAAACAATTAAAAACATAAAATTATGGCAATTACAAGTCCAACGCTTACCGCGAAAGCCAATGTACAACAAGTACTTGGTTCGGATAATTATTTAGACATCCAAAATAACGGATGGGCACAACAGTATTTACCTGAGTTGATTGAACAAGAAGCTGAGGTATATGGTAAAAGAACTATTTCAGGTTTTTTATCTCAAGTTAGTGCTGAAGAGCCTATGTCATCAGATCAAGTTATTTGGTCTGAGCAAGGCAGATTACATTTATCTTATGAGTGTACAATAACAGCAGCTGCTAGTAGTACAATTAAAATAGCTAAAACTATTGATGGTGTAGCTCAAACTACTGATCATGGAGTTCGAGTTGGTGATATGGTATTATTTGCTGGTGGTGGACAAACTATCACTGCTCGTGTATCTGTTGCTGCAGCTGGTGATGATGATATTACTTTAACTCCTTATTCAGTAGAGCATTTAGACGATGCTGGCTTTGCTGATGGAGATGACACATGTAAACTTTTAGTTTTTGGTTCTGAATTTGCTAAAGGAACAGTAGGACAAACTAGATCAAATGAGCCTGTTTTTGTGTCACATACTAACAAGCCAATTATAATTAAAGATATGTATGAGGTTTCAGGATCTGATGCAGCTCAAATTGGTTGGGTTGAAGTAAGTGGTGAAGAAGGACAAAATGGTTATATGTGGTATCTAAAAGCTGAAGGTGATACTAGAGCTAGATTTAATGACTACTTAGAAATGACCTGTATTGAAGCTGAAAAAGCAGAAACTGCATCTTTAGCATTAGGTGGAGTTGTAGGCACTGATGAACGACAAGGAACTGAAGGTTTATTTAAAGCTATCACTACTCGTGGTCATCAGTCTTCTGGTATTAGTGGAGTAAATGCTTCTACTGATCTAGCTGAATTTGATGCTTTGCTAGCTGCTTTTGATGAAAATGGTGCTATTGAAGAAAACTTAATGTATGTAAATAGAGCTACATCTCTTGCTATTGATGATATGCTTGCTTCAATGAATTCATATGGATCTGGAGGTACTTCTTATGGAGTATTTAGCAACAGTGAAGATATGGCTTTAAATTTAGGATTTTCAGGATTTAGGAGAGGTTCTTATGACTTCTACAAGTCTGATTGGAAATACTTAAACGATAAATCTACTAGAGGTGGTATTAATGCTGCTGCAACTGGTGGAGAAGCTATCAGAGGCGTTGTTATACCAGCTGGTGTATCTTCTGTTTATGATCAGTCTTTAGGTCAAAATATTAAAAGACCATTTTTGCATGTTAGGTATCGAGCTTCTAATCTAGAAAGCAGAAAAAACAAAACTTGGATTACAGGTTCTGTTGGGGCTGTTACATCGGATTTAGATGCAATGACTGTCAACTTTCTTTCTGAAAGATGTATGGTCGTTCAAGGTGCTAACAATTTCTGTTTATTAAACTAATTATTTTTAAAAAAGAAGAGTAGTTTGTTTTATAACTCTCTACTCTTCTTTTATTTTTTTTATTAACTTATATTATATTATATCATGGCTAAAAAAGCAACAAAAAAAGTTGAGGTTAAACAACCTCAGGAAGAAATAGTAATGGATACTATTGAGGTTTTAGAAAAACCAAAGAAAGTTCAACAAAAATCAAAAAATGATTGGGAGATAAAAGATCGATTTTATCTACTAAAAGGAAATGACAAACCATTAAGTAAACTAATAAAAGGTTGTAATATTTATTGGTTTGATGAAGAACAAGGTTACGAAAGAGAGTTAAAATACACATCTAATCAAAAAACTTGTTTTGTTGATGAAATGAAAGGTGAACAAAGATTAGAGCATATTATTTTTAGGCAAGGTGTTTTAAACGTGCCTAAAAACAAAACAGTTCTTCAAAAATTACTTTCTCTATATCATCCACAAAGAGATAAAGTATTCTATGAATATAAGCCTAGCGTTGTAGCTGCTGATGAAGTTGAGGTTATAGAAACTCAAATAGAAGCACTTAATATTGCTAAAAATCTTGATATTGAAATGGCAGAGGCTGTAATGAGGGTAGAAATTGGTTCTAAGGTATCAGATATGAGTTCTAAGGAACTTAAAAGAGATTTACTTATATATGCTAAGAATAATTCTCAATTGTTTATAGATCTTGTTAATGATCCAAATGTTCAACTTAGAAATATTGGTATAAAAGCTACTGAACTTGGTATTATAAAACTTTCTCAAGATCAACGTACTTTTAGTTGGGGTTCTAATGATAGAAAATTAATGAATGTTCCTTTTGATGAGCATCCATATTCTGCATTAGCATCTTGGTTTAAAACTGACGAAGGTATGGAGATATATTCAAATATTGAAAAACAATTAAAGTAAAAGATTTAATAATAGTGTGATTATATGTTTGTAGTCACACTATTATTTTAAAAAAATAATTATGGCAGTAAGTGTAGATACAGTATATCAAAGAGTTTTGGCAATAGCCAATAAAGAGCAAAGAGGTTATATAACACCTCTTGAATTTAACTTATTTGCAAATCAAGCTCAATTAGATATATTTGAACAATATTTTTATGATGTAAATCAATTTAGCAGAGCACCTAGCAACGATACAGAATATTCTAATATGCTAAATTTGTTAAATGAAAAAATAGCTATATTTGAAAAATATCAGCAAACTATTACTTTAGATGCTTCTGGCATAGGTACATTACCTACTGATTTGTACAGGTTAGGTACTGTTATGTATACTGATAAAACATATCCTATTGAATTAGATAAAGTTTCTCAAAATGATGTTTTAGATTTAGAAAAATCTCCACTAACAAGAGCTACAATTAATAGACCTTATTATACTAGACAAAATAAAACGGAAATAAAAGTATATCCTTCTTCATTAGCTTTAGCTACTGCTAGTGTAAATGGATCTATAAGTTCAAGTGTTAATTTAGTTGTTGATAATAATTCAGGAACTATTAATGCTAATGATGTAGTTACTGGTTCTGGTATATCTAGTACAGTTACTGTATCTAAAATAATTAATCAAAATAATTTGGTTTTATCTTCTGCACAAAGTATATCAGACGATACGGCATTAACGTTTACACCAACTATAAAATGTAATTATGTAGATAAACCAACAAAAGTTTCTTTTGATTACATTTTAGTAAATGGAGAAGCTTTATTTAATTCTACTAATTCTATAGATTTTGAATTACATGAATCAGAAGAAACTGAACTTGTATTAAAAATATTAGAGCTTGCTGGTATATCAATAGAAGATTCTCAGCTATATCAAGCTGCTAATCAACAAGAAATAAAAAAATTACAACAAGAAAAAGCTTAGTAAATGGGATTATTAGGAACAACATCTGAAAAAAGATATTACGGACAAAGTCAAACATTTACAGGAAATGGTAGTACATTAATTTTTACATTATTTACAACAGCTTTTGAAATTCAACCAGAGATAGAAAATGAATTTGATGTATTTATTAATAATATACAAATATCAAGTTCAAATTACGATTATGGTATTTCAGGAGCTGCTCAATTAAGATTTACTAGTACAAATGTAAATACAGATGTACAAGAGTCAGATGGTGCACCAAAAAATGGCTTAACAATATTAGTAAGGGAAAATACTACAGCTCAAGCTTATGGAAATTATCAACATATTAGCTTAGATGATATTATAAGTAATTTTATGATAGCTTACGTAGGCGCTGAAAAAATAATAAATAGAGTAAGAAGGCCAGACGTTGCTTTTCATGCTCAAAGAGCATTGCAAGAATTTAGTTATGATACCTTTAAATCTACTAAATCTTTTGAAATAAAAGTACCAACGACACTAGTAGTACCTCTTCCTCAAGATTATGTGAATTATGTGAAAATATGTTGGATCGAACCTAGCACTGGTATAGAAAGAAATTTATATCCAACTAGATCAAGTAATAATCCTAGATCTATTCTTCAAGATTCTAATGATAATTTTTTGTTTGATAACGATACAGGAGCTTTGTTAGAAAAAAATGATTCAACTTCTTGGTCTAGTTTTAAATCAAACACAACAAATAGAATAGATGTAAATTCAGATTCACATTTAGATGATTTATATGAACATCAAATAGGCGGTAGATATGGATTAACTCCTGAAAGAGCACAAATAAATGGTAATTATTATATAGATGAACTTAGAGGCAATATACACTTTAACTCAAGCATAAGTGGTAAAACTGTAGTTATAAAATATATTAGCGACAGTTTAGGCACAGATTCTGAAATGGTTGTACATAAATTTGCTGAAGAAGCCATGTATAAATATTTAGCTTATGCTATATTATCTACAAAATTAAACACTCCACAATATCTGGTTAATAGATTAAAAAAAGAAAGTTTTGCTGCTAAAAGAGTTGCTAAATTAAGATTATCAAATCTTAAATCTGAGGAAATTGCTCAGGTAATGAGAAATAAATCTAAAAGAATTAAACATTAAAGTATGGCAGATATAAAACATCACTTTCGTAGAGGTCGAATGAATAAAGATCTTGATGAAAGAATTGTACCTAATGGTGAATATAGAGATGCCCAGAATATAGAAATAATTACTTCTGAAGGATCTAATGTAGGATCTGTACAAAATGTTTTAGGTAATACATTAAAAGATGGAAGAAACTTTGATAATAGTACAAGCGTATTAACTAATTGGGGTAGTTCTTCTTCTTCAATAAAAGATTTAACAAATCCTAAATGTATAGGATATGTTACTGATCCTCAAAATGATAAAGTATATTGGTTTATATCTGCAGGTAGCACCGCTACAGCAGAAGTTAATGGTTCTTCAACAGACACCACTCCTGTATTAGATAACAACTCCGGCACTATAATTGTTGGAATGACTGTTAGTGGAAAAGGAATATCTGGTAAAGTAACAGTAACAGCAGTAACAGATCAAAACAATATTACTTTATCTAGCACATCTTCTCTTGATGATAATGCATTACTAACATTTAAGTCTCAAATTAGTTGTATTGCAGAGTTTGATAGTACAACAGGAGAAATATCACCAGTTCTAGTTGATAAAAATAACATATTAAAATACAGTACAACCTATCCTATAATAAGTGCAAATGTTTTAAATGGTTTATTGCTTTGGACAGATAATCAAACTGAACCAAAAAAAATAAAAATATCAAAATTTAAACAAGGATCTAGCACTTTTAATTATCATACTCAACTTAATAATTCAGATTTTACAGAAAAAGATATTACTGTAATTAAACAGTCACCTTTAAAAGCACCTACTTTAACAATGTCTAGTACAGAAAGAACTCAAAGTTCTTCTGGTACTTTAGGTGGTACAGAAGTATCTGTTAAACAAGATTTTTATAGTAGTGGATCTGCTTTAACACAAGGTTCTTTAATTAATTTAGTTTTTCAACCTAAAGCTAATTTTATTAAAAATGATATTATAGTATTACAACATACTAGTTCTGATAATACAGAAGAAACTAAATATAAAATTACATTAAAGGTAGTTGATTTAATTAATTCTGAAATTATAACTGATGGTTATCCAGACGCTAACACTCATTCAGCTCAATGTAACATACAAACAATACCATTAGATTTACCTAATTTAGGATCTGTTGATTGGAAAGCAACTCTTGAAGAAAAAGATCCATTATTTAAAGAAGTATTTGTACGTTTTGCTTATAGATGGAAATATAAAGAAGGAGAATACTCAACTTTTTCACCTTTTTCTGAAGTAGCTTTTTTGCCAAGTAAGTTTTTGTATGAAAATGATGATGGCAATAATCTTGGTATGATTAATTCACTAAGAACACTTGCATTATCTGGTTTTGACACTCAACCTGAAGAAGTTGAGTTTGTTGAAATACTATTAAAAGATTCAGTAAATAACTCTGTTTATGTAATAGATACTTTAAAGTCTAGAGAAACAACTTATTCTATTAACTCAGAAAATTTTGGCTTTGTTTTAGAATCAAATCAATTGTTAAGACCTTATGATAATGTACCTAAAAAAGCTAAAACTCAAGAAATTATAGCTAATAGACTTGTTTTTGCAAATTACTCTCAAGGATATAATTTATTAAAACAAAATGTACCTGATATTGAAGCAACTATAAATCAAACAAGTTCAGATACAAAAATTACTGAGACTGTATTAACATCTAATATTGGTGCTAACAATATAGTGACTTTATCTTCTTCTAATAGTTTAATAAAAGAAGGTATGTTAGTTACAGGTTCTGGAGTAAGTGAAAATACTTTTGTTAAAAGTATAAATGGAACACAACTAGAATTAACAGCTAAAATAACATCAACTTTTTCAAGACCAAGAAAAACAAATGATGGTTATGATTTTTATGATAGTTTTATTCCTAAAAATACAGTATTAACTTTTAGTCTTTCTACTACTCCTCAAAAGTCAGTAAAATCATTAAGAAACTATCAAATTGGTGCAACATATTCTGATATTTATGGTAGAGAAACTCCAGTTTTTTCTTCAAATAATTCATCTATAAGATTACCTAAAATTTTTGGTAAAAGCAAAAATACTATAGTAGCTGAATTAAAAAATAATGCACCTACTTGGGCAACACATTACAAATTTTTTGTAAAAGAAACTTCTAGTGAATACTATAATTTACCTCTTGATAAATTTTATTTTGCTGCAGATGGTAATATTTGGTTATCTTTTCCTTCATCTGAAAGAAATAAAGTTGATGAAGAAACATATTTAATTTTAAAGAAAAAACATGACGGTAATGATTTTGTATCTGAAGAAGCTAGATATAAAATATTAGATATATCTAATGAAGCACCAAATTTTATTTCTGAAGAACTATTATCAAAAGGTAAAGCTGTTTGTAAAACATTATCTAATAATCAACCAACTATTGGTTCTAATTTTTTTAAGTTTAGTGGACCTACAGCTACTAAAAATCCAAGCTTTACTGAATCTTTTGTAAGCGGTAATCAAATTCAAATATCTACAGATATACCTGATAG